ATGGCGCTGGCTTGAAGGTGGATACCTTCAAGGTGACGGTTGCGTTCATGGTTGAGGGCGCGGATCGGGCTGACCTGGATCGCAACTTCCAGGCGCTCATGGCCGTTCTGAGGGCCTCAAACAAGCTGGCCACCCTCCAGCATCACCCCTCCGGCTCTAGCCCCAGGGAGGCGCTCGTGCGCCTCGTGAGCGTGTCTCAGCCGTCCTGGCGGTACGGGGAGTGGGCGATCGATACCACCGCCATCTTTGAGGCCGTCGAGGGCGTCTGGCGCGACACCGCGACCATCGAGACCCAGCTGAATGACCTGTCCCGGCTCGCCGGGGGCGCCGCCCCTATCTCCGACGCAATCCTAAAGCTCACCCCCACAGGAAACACGTGCACGATCGTCGACCAGACATCCGGCTCGTCGATCACCTGGCGGGGCACCATGGAGCCGGGGCAGAGACTCCTCATTGACGTCGGCAAGTACTCCGCATGGAGGCAGGTGTCCGAGCGGTGGTACCCACTGAGCGGCGCGGTGAACGCTTCCGCGGAGATCAGCATGTCCCCCGAGGGCTTCCAGCTCACCCCGAACCATGAGGGCAAGATCGTCCTCCAGGTCACCGGCACCACGGGAGTCATTCAGGCGAGGAGGGCCTACTGATGCGCCGCGACTACTTCCCCGGCATGCAGCTGCGTGCCGTCGCCTACGAGGTGCAGGGTGCGAGGATCGGGGTCGTGCCCGATATCCTGGAGATGACGGTCACCACGCCGCGCGGGAAGACCCCCACTCTATCCATGTCTTATGCGCCCGGCCCTAATGCCATCCGCGGGGATGTGCTGGAGCGCGAGGTTGAGGTCGCCGTTGAGGCAACCTTCAACGGGATGGACTGGGAGGAGTTGCCGGATGCGCGGTTCATCACCCAGAAGACCGAGCACAACCTCGTCAACGACGGCACGGACTCGCGCAAGGTGCAGGCCGTCCATGTGAGCGACTACATGAAAGAGGCGCTCATCTGGTCCGTGCCCATCGAAGCGAAGGACAAGGAAGGGAAGTTCAAGTTCCTGTCCCGCAACGCGGGGACGATCATCGGTACGGTCTGGCAGAACGCCGTCAAGCGCGGCTGGGGTGCGGGTCTCACCCTGGACGCGAACACCACGAAGGACTCCTCGAACCAGGACTGGGTGAAGGTCGTCACCCTCTACTTCGATCCCACGATCAGCCTCCTCCAGATCGTCGACTCCCTGCGCGACCTCGGCATGATCGACACGGTGTGGCAGGGTCGCACCTTCAAGGTGTACAACGCCGATACGACTCAGGCGAGGGACCTTACGGCCTCGAAGCGGTGGCCCCTCGCAACCACACTCACGGGCGCCCCCGAGGCGGCGACCTGGGCTGACATGTGTACCGACGTCCTCGTGAAGGGCGAGGGTGGTCGCACGTGGCTCATCCACAACGACCTTGCCCCTAAGGGGATGCGGCGCGTCGAGAAGGTTGTCGAGGCTGGGGGCGTGGAGCTGGAATCCACTGCGCGTCTTGTCGCCGAGGCTACCCTCAAGTCGGGGGCGCACGTGAGCGAGGAGATTAAGCGCGAGTGGGTCGCCACCGACGTGCATCTCCTCCCCTGGGTCGACTATCGCCTCGGGGACTGGATCATGGTGGAGCGGGCAGCTGGTATGGAGCGCCTGCAGGTAGCCCAGATCAGCGTCACTCAGAAGGACGGGATGGTCGTTGGGCACACCACCTTCGGGACAGTCCTGGATAGCCTCCTGGGGCGCCTGACGAAGCGCACGAAGGGCATCGTGGGGCTCGCCTCAACCTCAGGTAACGGCGTCCGCCCCCAGCCCCCTGCATCGAAGTACTGGCCCCTCGCCCCCCAGGGCCTAACGGGGACCAGCAGGGCCGTCATAGGCAGCAGCGGTTGGCCTGTCGGTGTCGCCGACATCCAGTGGGGCAGGGTCGAGACTGACACCCTGGGTGGCCGAGTGGATGTCGTGTCCTATGAGGTGTCCTGGAAGCAGACCTTGAAGGGGGCGATCGCTTCCGGGTCGCTAGTGGTTCAGGGCGCCGACACTACACGAGCCACCATTGGGGACTTATGGCCTGGGGCCAGGGTTGACTTCACGGTGCGAGCCCAGACTAATGACGGAGTTGGGTCCTGGTCTCACCCGTTGACTCTCGAGGTGGCGTCAGACGTCGAGCCCCCGCCGGTTCCGTCCAAGCCGATCCTGTCGCAGGTGCTCGGCGTGCTGGGCGTGTGGTGGGACTACGCGGGCAAGGACGGCCAGAACATGCCTGCGGACTTCGCGGGCGTCGAGGTGTCCGTGCAGCTCCCTGGCGCGGCCGAGGGGCGCACGGCAGACATGATCGCCCCGATGCAGCGGACATCGGTTGTCGGCTTGGAGATGCGCGAGTACGAGGTGTGCCTTAGGTCGTATGACCGCATGGGTAACAAATCCGCGTGGGGACCCAAAGCGACTATTACTCTCGAGCAGTCGATCGACTCCGATGCCATCGCTAAGAAGGTGGAAGATAAGCTCAAGGGTGGCTCGGCTATGCAGCAGGCTGCGCGCGAGGGTACACTGAGGGAGATGCGGCATCTTACTGAGGCGATGACTCAGGTTGCCGTCAATCTTGTCTCGTCGGGGCCAGTTCCCCCGGATGATGGGGTAATAGGGTCCAGCATGTGGATCGCGCCAGACGGGCGAATCTTCGTCCTCAGGGCAGAAGGAGATAAGTGATGCAGGAGTATGTGGCCCCCAAGCAATGGCGGGATGGATTCGGGGCGAACGAGACTCGAATCACCGCAGCGGACCTCACTAGGATCGAGGATGGCATCTCTGCTGCCACACGAGGGGTAACTACTCTTGAAGGCGTGGTAGCGGGGCAGCCAGCCGAGATTATGAAGCAGGTCCAGTCGATCGCCCAGGGCATCCGCACAATGCTGGAGAAGGCAATCCCAGTCGGCACCATCGCCATGTTCGGCGCCGAGCGCGACCCCGAGGGGTGGATGCGCTGCGATGGCCGCGTACTGGACCGTAACACCTACGGCAAGCTGTTCGCCGCCATCGGAACTACCTACGGGTCGACATCCACCTCCAACTTCCGCATCCCCGACATCCGAGGCAGGGGCATTGTCGGCTCCAGTGAGGGCTCCCAGTACCTCATCGGGTCTAGGGGTGGCCGCGAGGGTATCAACCTCACCATCAATCAGATGCCTGCACACACTCACGAAATTGGTGAGGTGGCTGACTCTAACGCCCGCTTCCAGGCCCGAAAGGCAGACAAGGATATCGGCATCGGCAACGGCGGATACACGTACCTGACTTCAACGGGCAACAACCGCGCCGACCGATCCCCGATCGCTACCGAGGTGGGGCGCGGCGAGACCATCGACATCCGCACCCCCTATTTCGGGCTCCCCTACATCATTAAGGTCTCCTAATGGCAGGCCCCGAGAACTGGACGGCCGCCCCCGAGGGAGGCCGCGGCGGGCAGTACGTAACCACCCCAGGCTTCGCCGCACTGGGCCAATCCTCCCCGACCAACTCCCGCACCGCACCCGGCTCGAAGATCGTCTACTCCCCGAAAGGGTGGCGCTGGGAGGAAGCCGGCGACGACTACTCCAAGACAATCTCCAAGCTCACGGCAGCGACCATGGAGTCCGCCGTGCGCCGTATCCGCACCTCTATGGGCGAGGTTTCCTACATTCGAGGAACAGCCGACACGCTGCCCCCGTTCTCAGGGCGGTCCGTCGGCGACACCTGCCGCGTACAGGACGCCCAGACCCTCGACATCGTCGCTGAGTGGCGCTGGGATGGCGCCAACTGGGAGCGCATGAAGGTCACCAGCGAGCAGATCAGCAACCTCGACGTGGGCAAGCTGACCGCGGGCTCGGCCAGCATCGCCGAGGTCACGGCCCGGAAGATCGCCTCCGACGTCGGCCGGTTCCTGGAGATCACGACCGACCAGCTCACCGTGACCGGGAACGCCTCCTTCGTGAACGCCACCGCCCACCACGTATGGACCGAGATCATCACCGCTGGGCAGGGCGAGTTCGAGCAGATCAAGGCCGGGATGCTGGCCGCCAACTCCGTCAGCGCCTCCAACATTCAGGGTGGGGCCATCGACGGGCAGGTCATCACCGGCGCCACCATCCAGACCGAGCGCAACAACCAGCGCGGAATCAAGATCGACTCGACAGGCATCCGGGCCTACACGTCAAACGGCAGGGGAACCTCATTCGAGGTGGACGCAGCCACAGGCAGGGTGAAGGTACTCGGCGAGGTCGGCATCCAGGACTCGTGGTCGATCGCCCAGTTTATCGACATCGTGGAGAATATATCCGGTAATGACGTCGGCCAGCGCGGGGACCGCTGGGGCGTGGGCCTCTCCATGAATTCCAAGGTGTTCCCATACAAGTACCCGGCGCTCATCACCTTCAAGGAAGACCCCTCTGTCTCTGGAGGCATCCTCTACTTACAGGCACCATCGAGCTACGATAACGGCACCCCCAACATGAGGATGGCCACAAACGGGCTATCCGTGTATTCGGGGAAGACTTCCACCTGGCAAATGAACCTCAGCAGGACAGGGTTCGGGGCAGGGGCGGCAGGTAAGGGCAATTTCCAGGTAAACGACTACAGTGCATCCATTACCGTAGGCGGCTACGACTCACACCTGTACATTCAGGGAGACAATTTTCGGCTCCGCTCCCAGAACAGCGCACTGAGGTCCGTCTGGGGGAATGCCACCAATGTGGTCCTCAGCTGGGACGGAAGCCACCAGGTAGTCGTGGACAGGGACGGCTTCCGCGCCGTAGGCGGCAAGAACTTCATCATGCGCGTACCCGGCGAGTGGCAGAAGCGCCACATGATGCTCCAGCACGCCTCAACAGAGTCCCCACATGACGGGATTGAGTACTGGGAGAACGTCGAGCTCGACTCGACCGGGCACGCTACGTGGGTGCTACCTGACTACGTTCCCAAGATCGCCTCGCCGACGGCGCCATGGATCGTGCTCACGTCCTCGACAGCATCGGCCCGGCTGATCCGTACGGGCTACGGAGTTGACGCGGCTCCGTGGTCAGTAGAGGTATCCGGCCACCCCGGCGAGACGGTAGCCGTCCTCGTTAAGGGCGCCCGCCAGATCGACGAGTGGGACAAGAAGACTGATGCCGTATCCCTCAGGGACCGCTCCAAGGAGCCGGTGTGGGTACTCCCGCCAGCGACCGCTCAGGACGGCGAGGACAGTCAGGCCGTCGCCTATGATGATCGTGGAGGCTACGGCCCCTCGCCTACGCCACCAAAGACACCCCCAGCAGAGGAAGTTCAGGAGGATCTATGACACCCCAAGCACCGCAGGTAGACGCCATCGCGGTGATCGACGCCCTCACGGCCGAGATCGCCGCCCTGACGCGCCGGGCAGTGATCGCAGAGCAGCGGGCCGCTGCCCTGGAGGAAGAGATCGTCAAGACTAAGGAGAGTAAGTGACAGTTCAGAGTGTGGCGGCGCGTATCGCCCGCCGAATCTGCGACCAGGAGAACGTCGGATACAGCCAGCCCGACCGCCGCACCTGGTACGCCAACGCCAACTGGGAGGGGCACGTGAGTTCCCCTCAGAACGCCGACTGCTCCAGCCTCGTGTGCGGCGCGATCTGCTACGGCATCCACGACACCTACGGAGCCGCCTGGGGTCACGCCGCCCTGCCGGAGATCAATGACCACTGGACGGGCAATATGCGCCCCGGCCTGGAGGCTCGAGGCTTCAACGAGGTCTCGTGGAACGACTCCGACCTCACTCCTCAGGGCGGGTTCCGTGTCGGTGACGTGATCCTGTCCGCCGCAAACGAGGGCGGCAGGGGGCATGTGTGCATCGCCGTCGAGGATGGGGGTGACCCCCTGGTCTCCGAAGCATGGATCGCCGAGGATGGGAGTATCGACGGCTACATCGGCGACCAGACCGGAGGTGAGACCCGCACCGTCCGCTACTCCAGTCACCCGCACA